TTACTGACCTAAAACAAAAACGTCTCCATCTTGTTTTTCTTCTTTTTTAACAGATCTACTTAAAAATGAAACTTTATTTGCTATGATTGAAAGTTGATAGTGATTCACCCCATTTTTATCTTTATAGACATTATTGTTAAGGCTACCTACTATATTTAGTAAACTCCCCTTATCACAATATTTCGAAGTGTTCTCCGCTAACTTACCAAAAGCTGTAAACTCTAAAAACTCGGTATCATATTCTCCGTCCTTGTTCTTAAATTCGGACTGAACAGCTAACGTCGCTTTTATATAATTTACTCCCCCTTCACTAACACGTAGTTCAGGTTTTTTTACCAATCTGCCTATTAAAATTACTTGATTTAACATATTTTCCTCCCTAAAAGTAATTTAGATTTTTCTACAGACCATATTAATTACTTTATTTATTAACTAAAGTAACAAATAATTCTCCATCAGTTAAAAATTCAGCATTAATAAAGTTATCTCCATCAAAATGAAGAACTTTTCCAGGTTCTACAATATGGACTTCATCATCATTTAGATGTACTTGTACTTTACCTTTTACTACTGAAAAAAGTACCAGTGCTTCTGGGTGATTGTGTTTAGCTATTAAATCACCCTTTTTACCTACTTTTTTAACTAGTTTAAATCTATCATGATTTTTTAATAACCCTGCTTCTTTGAAAATTGTTCCTACTTTCATTTTTATTCCTCCTTTCATTTTATTTAGGATACTTATTTCATCATAAGTGAATCTGAATAAATTGGAAAATTTATACACATCTAAAGAAGAAAAAACCAAAATAACATTTATGGCAATTGATAATAAAAATTTAAATGATATAACAGAGCCAGGATTTTATGTATCTGCTAGTTGGGATAATAATTTTAGCAATTTGCCGTCTGAAATAGACAAGCCATCATCAAAAGCATTTTATCTAGTTGTATTTTCTGTTGGTGGTGGTACTTATTGCCAACAAATCATTTACAGTTTTAAAGGTTTAATCTACTATAGAGCCGTTGTTGGTTTTGGGAATAATTTTACACAATGGAGAAAAATTAATTTAACTTAAACTCTAGCTATTATTAAATAAGATACAGTTGCTAATTCTGCATTAGATAAATTAGCTCTTACAGATAATTTATTGGAATTGCTCAATTTTGCAGAAAAAGTTTTATCTATAAATTTTTGATTAGTTTCTCTTAGACAGCATATTACATTAGCATATTGCCAGTTTGGAATTTCTGATTTTAATGTAAAATCTTGTGTATAGCTTGAAGAACCATTATATTGTACAGTTCCATAGTAAATGACTCTTCCAAATAGCTCAAACCAACCCTCATTGTGAGCTAGAAAAGAATCTGTTTTGATTAGATTTTCCAATCTATCCAAAAGTGAGTTGTTATCAAGTGGTATGAAATTAGCTACATTTGCCGATACATCTGAATTTTGATTTAAACACTTATACATTTTCCTAGTGTTTCTGTCATAATAGATATAATTTACATCCTTTACACCAGCCTCTTGAATATCTCCACCATAGCCTACACATCCTGCTAATCTAGCCAACATCATTCCCTCTAATGCTTTTCCTTCCTCAGTACCAAATTGTACAATCCCTTTTTTTTCTTTTGTTGCTCCTTCTTGTACTTTTGCTAGTCCCTCACTTAATTTTTTTGTTTCTTTATCAATCAATTCTGCATTCTGATTGAACTGCTCTACATTGTAATACTCATTCCCGTCAGGTTTTACTAATCTTAAATGTTCTGTATATTTAGCCATTTCTATCTCCTTTCATCATAAATAGCTTGATGTGTTTTTGTTTTTAACTCATCATTTTTATAGTTACTAAGTTCTATGTGTTTGTGGTACTTTCCTACTACTGCATTATCCTCATAAAGTCTTGTATCATAAATTTCTTTATTACTTTTCACTTTTAAAGAATTATGCAATAAATAAGCTACTTGGTTATGTGTGTTGTATCTAAATTCAATGCTAAAATTTAAATGAGCAGGTTTATTAATATAGATAAAGTTTTTAAAGTTATCTAAGTTAGATGGTATTCCAACAACAGAAGTAAACTTAATTATGAAAGAATAATCATTGTAATTTTCAATAACTTCAATTTCTCCATTTGTGAATATCTTAGCTTGTTCTTTTAGAACATGAGGTGTAAAAATATTTTTTGATAGTAAAGTATAGATAATTCTGTCTTTTCTATCTTGTAAACTCCAACCACTCTTATATTCTAACTCCATAAATCTCTCATAGTTAGCTACTTGCTGTTCATTAAAAAAAGCTATAAATAATAGCTCCTTGTATTTTTGTATATCGTTTTTAGCATATTCACAGATTAAATCTAACGTTCTGATTAAATCTTCTTGTAAGGTATTTCTAGCTACTTTAGAGACTTTTTTTATTAATCTATCACTCATTTATAACCACTGTCCCAACTATCAATATTTCATCTTCTGCTATTTCTAAGTTAAAATTAGAATTGTTTACTTTTACAAAGTTATCATTTATTCCCTCTATTTCTAAAATAGCTTTCTCTAAACGATTAATAGATAGTATTGTTTTATTAGCTTTTTCAAATGTAGCATTTCCAGTTTTTATAACAACTTTCAAAAGAGATTCAATTTTTTCTTTTACATCAGATATTGAAAAACCTGCTTTCAATATAACTTGTATACTCACATTTATATTTTTAGCAGTAAAACTGTCAACAGTTACATCTGCTCCAACGGGTCTACCATCATCACTTTGTATTCTTTCTCTAACTTTCTGTATTAGAGATGAATCCGCAATATCATTATTATAGTTAGCAATCAGAACTTTTACAGTTCCATTTCCATTCCAAAGAGGTTTTACTAATACTTTTCCAACTCCATCAACTTGCTTAGCCCATTGCTCATAATCATATATATTTCCACTGTGAGCAGGTCTTGTAGCTTTTTCCTTAGCTCTAGCAACCAGTACAGAATTGGGTTCTTTATCATACCCATTTATAATTTCTTTTTCATTTATAACACTGTAAATATTACTATTTTGAATTTCAAAAGTTGTAATTTCTCCTATTGCAGCATTACCTATTTTTCCTTCAGATAAGCATTCTATTTCTATTTCTGCAACTCCAGTTGTACTCAAGTATTCTTTCCTTAAAGATTTATATTTTATTCCGTCTCTGTTTAAAAATATTGTATTTTCATCTATTAGAGAGTTAGCTTTTCCAACTACTTTTACAGTACCCTTTGCCTTAGTTCCTGTTCTTCTTTTTACTCCAAACATTAGAGCATGTTTATCAACATATTCATCTTCAGTAGCTGTATCTATGAATGTTTGTTTCTCCCAAAATTCTAACTCCTTGTAAACTTCTTCAGCTGTTATTCCAAAAGTGGCAGCAATATCAAAATTGAAAGTACCCTCCATTTTTGAAAGTGGGTTTTTAAGATTATCCAGGAAATTATTTCTTAATTCTATTTTATCTTTCATTTACACCTCCATTTCAAGTTCTCCATATATAGTTCTTACATTAAAGGTTATCTGTGGGACATATTCTTCTTCATTAGAAATTTCAAAGTTATAACACTCTGTGATGTAAGGGTTTACTAATAATGTATCTCTTATTTGATTTATCATTAAAGCATCTTTAACTGTTTTATGATAGATAGTTCCTATATTAGTTTCTAATTCACTTCCATAGTCATCACTATGTACATCAGTATATCTAAATCTTTCAGTCTTTAATGCTTTGAATATCCATACTTTTAAAGCCTCATTTTTCTCTAAAACTTTAATGCCATTTTCATCTTTTATATATTCTCTAGTTTTAAAATCTATAGCATATTCTTTAAAAATTGGTATTTTTTCAACTTCTGCATCCGTTTTTTCAAGAAAAATATTAAAATCTTTTTCCACATTACACCCCCTTTATTGCACCACTTGGCATTTTAACTATCTTTGTTACAACTACATAATGTACCCCCATAACAAGAACTAATACTTCATCGCCTTTTTGGAGTGTATCCTCAAACCAAATATCTTTGTGAGATTTGTAAGTACCACTGCCCTCATATTCCCCACTTCCTTTTAACTTTGGTATATTATGTCCTGCTGTATCAGATGTAGTGTTGTCATAATCATAGCTAGATACATCTATTTTTATTTCATCTATAACACCATCTATCTTGTAATCCCTATGATAATGAGGTAATAAGTAATTACTGCAGTAAATTTGCTCACTTGGTATAACTTGACCGTCAAATTCAATAGTTAAGTTTGGGGGTGGAGTGACTACAGATGCCTTTATGATAGATGTTCCTTTTGTAGCTTGTCCTATCATTTCACTTATCATAATTCCTAAATCACTCATTTTTTATCCCACCCTTCTGGAAATAACTCATCTATTTTGTCTTTCTTCTTTGCTTTTTTACCTTTTTTCTTTTTGCTTTTCTTAGCCTTTTCTTTATTCTCAAATTCCACTTTATCCATAACATTTTCAAAAGCTAACTCAAGATTACAAAAATGAGTTTCTCCTTCAAAGATATGTGTATCTGATTTAACTAAGAAACTTCCAATAAGTCCTGTATGGGGCTCTTGTATTCCAATGTTATAACCTGCTTGTATTAAGATATTTCCTAAACAATATATCCTTGCACTTTTTTCTATACTCTTTAGCATATCCTTAGCATTTGCTATATTATCTACATCTTTTTCATATTGCATAACTTGCTGGAACAATCCAAATTTCTTTTTATCTTCTGCATTTTCTACTTTATTGAGTATTTGTTGTTTTTCATTTTCTACTTTATAGATAACAATTTGATTTATCATATTTTCTATGCTTTCTTCATATGAAGAAATTGAAATGTTGTCAGCACTTGTCAAAAGAACATCTGTATAAGTTCCTTGCTCAACTACATCTATTGCTTGTTCGTTACTCACAATAGAATAAATCTTTTTATTTTTTCTGTGTTGAATAGTATATGCATTCAATATAATCTCGTAGCCACTTCTATCAATAGCTGGATATGTACAAGTGACTTCATCTTTTGGAATTTTGCCTGCTTTTAAATTAAGTTCTCCACAAATTTCCTTTAATATTTCAGATGGTTTTTTCTTAAAAAAGTTCTTAACAAAGTTATTCTTATTCAGATAAATAGAATTGTCATATGCATAAAAACTTTTTAATTCAGTTTCACCTTTCCTAGAATGTTGAAAAACTTTACCGTAGAATAATTTTTCATCTTCATAAGAAAATACAATTTCATCTCCAATATTGGTTATGATATCTCCTAGATACTCAACTTCTACCTTCCTTGCAGTTCCGTGAATTGCTCCACTCCAAATAACCCTAGTAAATATATTTTTAAACTCTTTTCCATTCACATATATTTTTAATTTCTCCATATATTTACCTCTCTAATAACCCTC